TTGGTGATAATTACGGATTCGTTTATCAGATTACAAATCTAACGAATAAAAGAAAATACATAGGCAAGAAATTATTTTACTCTGCCAAAACCAAACAGGTCAAAGGTAAAAAGAAGCGTATCAAAGTAAACAGTGATTGGCAATCATACTATGGTTCTAGTGACGAGTTGAAAAAAGATGTGCTACAATTAGGACATGACAATTTTGTCCGTGAGATACTTCATTTGTGCCGCAGCAAAGGTGAATGTAACTATTTGGAAGCTAAAGAACAATTTGTCCGTGGAGTAATGGAAAGCGATGACTATTACAATACATGGATAATGGTAAGAGTTCGTAAGTCTCATATAAAGGCATATAATGGAAGAAACGATTCAAGAAATAAAGGAAATGCTGAATGAGTCCAAATACGATGGAATTATGTTCGTACCAAGTCCTTCTGGAGAAGGTTGGCATATAGAATCATTTGAATACAAAAACCCAGGACAGAAACTTGGTGGAAGTTCTCTTGGTGATGAGTATGAAATTATATTATTTACCGAAGATGATGAAGGAACAAACAATGAAGAATTGTTTTCTGCCATTTTAATCGACCCACTTGAATATGTTGTCAGAATGATAAAAATTGGTTATTATGGTATAGTTGGCAAAAAAACAACTACGTCAGAATCATTCTTTAATGACTCAATGACCCAGATACTACTTGACAAGCCTAGTAGAAGCGAGTAAGATTTATACATCAATAACTAGGACATATTATGATTCTCATTGACCTCAACCAAGTATTGCTATCTGGCATAATGGCACAAATAGCTGGTGATAAAAAAATCAAAATTGAAGAAAATCTAGTACGCCACATGGTACTTAATATTCTCCGAACTCATATCAAAAACTTCAAAACAGAATATGGCGATGAAGTCATTCTATGTTGTGATAACCGCAAGTATTGGCGCAAAGAATTTTTTCCACTGTATAAAGCAGGTAGAAAAAAGGCTAGAGATAAGTCTGACCTAGATTGGCATCTTATCTTTGATACACTTGCTACAATCAAAAACGAACTCAAAGAATATTTTCCATACAAAACAATTGACGTTGATGGTGCTGAAGCAGATGACATTATTGGTACACTGGTACCTCGCTATGCTCAATCTAGAAAGATTCTAATTCTGTCTAGCGATGGTGACTTTCTGCAATTGCAAAAATATGGTCCCAACGTTAAGCAATATAATCCCTCATTGAAAAAATACATAAAATCTGAAGTCCCAGAACTAGAACTTAAAGAAAAAATCATTCGAGGAGATAAAGGTGACGGCATACCTAATATTATTAGCCCTGCTGATTGTTTTGTTAGAGAAGTAAGACAAACACCAATTACTAAAGGCAAATTAGATAAGTTTCTTGCTACTGATTTTTCCAGTAAAGAGATTAGTGAAGACCTACAGCATGGTTTTTCTCGAAACCAAACTCTGATAGATTTGTCTTTTATACCAGCAAATATAAAAGAATTAATCATAAATACATATGAAACGGCGAGTGTTCCTTCCCGTAGTAATTTGCTAAATTACTTTATTGAGAAGAAATTAAAAAATCTAATGGACGTTATCGAGGAATATTAATGATTAAAAATCTATATGAATTGTTTGATGCATTTACTGCCGCAGATACAAAAGATGCAAAAAGACAATTATTGTTGAATAACAATAGTAAAGTTCTTATGGAATGCTTACAACTAGCATTTGACCCAAAATACCAATTCTACTACACAAAAATGCCGACTGAGTATATTGTACCCCATACACTACCAGGTGTAAGGTTTGCTGGATTGGAAACCGAAATGCGTAGATTGTATCTTTTTCAAAAAGGTAATCCTACCGCAGACTTACTATCAGAGAAAAAACGATTAGAACTATTCCTACAAATAGCAGAATCATTAGAACCAAGAGAAGCGGAAGTATTAATCAATATAATGAAGAAAGACCTTGGTGTGAAAGGCTTGACAGCTAAATTTGTCAAAGATACTTTCCCGGGTCTTATTCCATGAAGAAAAAAGAAAGAATAACAATCATCAGTGGCATATTTGACCATCCATCAATAACCGATGTATTCAGATTAAGAACTGCAAAAGCCAATAGTGATTGGTTAGTAGTAGGAGTCCATAGTGATGAACGATTGTATAAGAAAAAAATAGCAATTTCAAATCCTTATGTTGATAGAAGATTTTTTATTGAGAATTTAAATTGTGTTGATGAAGTTTTTACATATGATGACCGAACTGATAATGATATTCAATTGATTAAACTTGTAAAAATCTGCTACCCAAATGCAGAGATAATTTACGTTAGCGAAAACCCAATAGAAGATATTCCCGAATCAAAAATGAGGGGAATAAAATTGGCGTATATTAAATAGGAGGCAGTGTGTCAAAGTTTTTAGGTAAATTTAAACCTAGTGATGAAAATGATGATTATAGTTCCGATTATTATCACAAGAAGCAAAAGATGAAAAAAGAACAACAGTTGCGAAATAGAAAACATTCCAAAGACAGTTTTCAGAATGAAAACTCTTGGGATGACAATACAGATAAGCATTACCGAAGATAGTTGTATTTTTACAACAGCATTGACAAGGTTGTATTGATTGTGAGATACTGAAATTCTTGTTATCACTTTTTGATTATTATGCTTATCTACACTTCAACTAAATCTAAACCTAAACGCAAACCTAAAGCGGAGAGAGAGCAATACTCCAATTGGTTAGCAAGTCATGGTGTGTCAGATACTAAAAAAAGAAAAGTATTTAAACCTTTAGTTGTTGTTAAACGACCTCTCTCACGTGAGGTTGCCTATGCACCTAGTCTTAATCCGCATAACATGGCAATTCCTCACAATCCAAATGTTTCTAGTGAAAATAAAAAGAAAACATATACTGGAGATAAAATAATTGGCATTGGTACTCTACACAAGTCTAATGCTGTCCCTGTTTTTAACACCGAAGAAGCAAAAGATATTGCTAAAATGCGTAGGTAGGAAATTAAATAAAATGAGTACTAAACCAAAAATGAAACAATCCAAACCATCAAAAGAAAAAGATAACAAGGACCCAAATAGTATTCTCTATTGGGAAGAAGGACGTTATACTCCTTCAACTCAAACGGATATTAATAAAACTTTTGCCAAATACGGATTCGTACCACCAACCAAACGTACACCATGATATACAATGAAGATTGCCTAGATACATTAAAGCGTGGTCTAGAATATGATTATATTATTACCTCACCTCCTGATTTGGATGAAATTGGTTACACAACAACACCATCAGGCATCGAGGAATATTATCGATTCCTAGTTAGTCGAATTTCATTGTTTGCACCTAAGAATGGTGTTGTTACAATAATCAACCGAGACCGAAAGGCAAACGGAACAGTTATTCGCAAACACAATATTTTCTGCAATGCAATGGAAAAAAGTGGTTGGGTGTTAAAGTCACAAAGAGTATGGGTGAGGTCATACAAAGCAAACCTATATCGATACAACTATTCATTCATTCAAACATTCAAAAAGAACGCAACTAGTTTTAAAGGTGAACAATCGATACCTGATGCGTTCTTTTATGAAATTGAACCGCTAGAGAATTATAAGGATAATTATCCACCTGAACTGATAAAACAATTTATCGAAGTATATTGCCCAAGTGAAGATGGTATTATATTTGACCCGTTTATGGGTTCAGGTTCTACCGCAATTGCAGCAATAAATTCAAAAAAGAAGTATGCCGGTGCAGAAATAGTAAAAGAAGTGTTTGAATTATCCCAAAGTAGATTATCCACCATTAATGATGAAGAAAGTGAATTATGATTGAATATACCGATGCTGAATTGGATGAATTTGAGGAACTAGGAGAGATAATTGAATCAATGTCTCCAGAAGAACTCAAGGACTTTATGGAATCAGTTGAGATTTTAGGCAAAGCAAAAAAGTCTGGCAATTTTGTAACGGATGATACCGTTTATTTACACTAATAGGAATGATAATGGAACAAATATATAACGGTGAAGTTGTTGGTGAAGATATTCCTGCATGGAAAGCACTTGAAACAATTATTAGTGGATGGATTCGAAACCGCCAATGGAAAGAAGACCTTAGCAATTATCAAAAGATAAAAGAAATGTATGAGTAAAAAATACACTGTTGACATTATTGAAACAGATGATGGTAGCGGCGATGCAATACTCCCTTTTCCTGATGAACTTGTCAAAGAGTTAAATTGGGAAGAAGGAGACTTGCTGGATTTGCAACTCCAGCCGGATGATAGCATTTTGATAACAAATTTGTCAAAAAAACAACATGTTGTGGAAATACAACAGATTCCTAATAATCCTTGACGGCAACCTAGGCTCCTGTCATAATAAGTATTCATAAACGTTGAGGTCATTACATGTTAATTGAATCTAAATCCCAGCTGGCTAAATTACTTGCCTCTGAAAATATTTTTGTTGAGCAACGGAACGTTTCAACCGCTATGTTCAATACAAAAACCCGTCAACTGATTGTTCCCACACTTGACGATAACATTTCCAACTATTTGTATGACCTGTTCCTTGGTCACGAAGTTGGTCATGCATTGTACACTCCTGAACTTGGCTGGCACGATTCTATTAAAATCGATGGCGTCAATAAATCAATCCTAAATGTATGTGAGGATGCCCGTATCGAAAAACTTATCAAGCGTAAATACCCTGGCTTGAAAAATAGTTTTTTCCGTGGCTATACCGAATTGCATGACCGTGATTTTTTCAGTGTCAAAGGTGTTGATGCCAATGCATTGAACCTTGTCGACCGCATCAACCTATATTTCAAAATCGGTGCATCACTCGATATCAATTTTACAAGTGATGAATTAGTATTTGTTACTGACCTCAAGAATGCCGAAACCTTTGAAGAAGTTGTTGAAATTGCAAAACGCATTCAAGCAAAAATGGCAGAACAAAAAGAAGAAAAAAAGAAGCAAGCCCAAGAAGAACAGCCAGAATTGTCTGATGAAGAAGATGGCGATGATTCTGAAGATACCGATTCCGATGATGCAGAAGATTATGATTATGATGATATCGATTCCGATGAAAACGAAAAGCCAGTTGATGCTGATGACGAAGCAGATATCGAGGAAACCGAAGAATCCAATAACGGTGCAGATAGAGATTTTTCTCCTGATGATATCAAGTCATTCACTGATGAATCATTCCGCAATAAAGAAAATGAATTACATGCCAACACGGATGCCGATGTTATCTACGCTAATATACCAACTATCGGCGAAGAATTTATTGTTGACTACCGTACCTTGCTTGGTCGTATTACAAAAGCAAATGGCAAACCAAGTTCATACGGTATTGAATCCTATGCCACTTATCGTAAAGAGTCAGTAAAAGTTGTTAGCTACCTTACCAAAGAATTTGAATTGCGTAAAAATGCTGACCAACTTAAACGTGCCTCTATTGCAAAAACTGGCGAATTGAATACCAATCGATTATATCAGTACCAACTTGCCGATGATATTTTCAAAAAAGTTACTGTAGTGCCTGGTGGTAAATCACACGGCTTGATTATGTACCTTGACTGGTCTGGCAGTATGCATGACAACATGATTGATACCATCAAGCAATTGATTAGCCTTTCGTTATTTTGCCGTAAAGTTAATATCCCGTTCGAAGTGTACGCCTTTTCATCCGACTACACTTCCAGTGATGGTAACTTTGAAGAAAAAAAACGTGAAGCCATAAACAAATTAAAAGATGGCGACATTTACATTAATTCGTATGCATTCTCCTTGCTTAATTTGTTTTCTAGCAAAATGAATAATGCTGAATTTACATTAATGTCACAACACCTGTTGGCATTCTGGATGCTTCCTAGTTTTATGTCATTGCATAGCACCCCATTGAATGAAGCCGTTCTTTCTGCTTTTGATTTGATTCCTAAATTCAAGAGCAAGTATAAATTACAAGTTGTTAATGCCATTTTCTTAACTGACGGCGATGGTCATAGCCTACGTTCTACTATTGACAGCACCCAGAGTTGTGGATATAATTTCAATTCTAGCAGTAAGAATATGCGTTTGATTATCCGTGACCCAAAAACAAAGGCACAAGTTGTCTGCACAAAATATAGTGAGACAACCTCTAAATACCTTCAGTTATTGAAACAACGTACTGGTGCTAATTTGATTGGCTTCTATTTGCTTTCAAATAATGATTTTAATTCAGCTTGCAATCGTACATTTACCAATGCAGTTGATACCGACATTTTGAAAGCAAAATTCAAAAAAGAAAAATCAATTGTTGTTACCTCTGCTGGCTATGATGAATACTATTGGATGAAAGCAGCAAAAATGAAGCGTAATGATTATTATAATCCTAGTACTCCTGATGATGATGAATTTGAAGTTAAATCTACAACAACCCGTGGCCTTGTGACTGCATTTAAAAATTACAACACAGGCCGTTTGCAAAGTCGTGCCGTTCTTAGCCGCTTTGTTAATCTAATTGCATAGGAGAAAAAAAATGATACCAACTGTTACTGAACATTTTAACCAAACCAAAGGTGATGGTACATTCACCATTAAGGTAGAACATGTTGTCCTAGGAAGTCCGTTACCGTATCGTATTGTTAAAGTGGACCATGCCACTAACGACCGCACAAGTTACGGTCCTTGGTTTAATGATTTGGACCATGCTTTAGTCAATGCAAAACGTATGCTTGGCATAAGAGATGAAACCATAACAGAACAATTGCTCCAGGAATAAAATGCCTCCTGAGGAACTAGTGAGATTTTTAAAACATATAAAAGTCTGGTTACCAACAAACAGTCACATTAGAGATGAGATTGATGAGGTAATCAGACGGATTGTTGGACAACCACAATGAAAACCATATTAGTACTGCTTGCCTTACTTGCCTTGATGTTCTACATGACTCACCAAGATTTTGAGGACGATAAAGAAGAACGAATGATATATTGCAAAAAAATTATCAACGTTCCTATTGCTTCATGGAATCCAACCACGCTTAGATTGGAAGTAAATAAGTGCAAAGAGGAAATGCAACAGTAATTTTGGTAATCTTGTATTGGTACCCTTGACAATTTGACTGAACCAGCACATAATAACTACTGATTCTTAAATATTGACGGACTATATTATGAAAACACTTTTGATTGTATCTTTACTTGCCTCATCTTTTGCAGCCGATGCTCAAACCTACCCACAACAGTACCCGCAGCAATACGTACAGCCCGGTCAGTACTATCAACCCAATCAACAACAGTACCAACAGTACATTCAGCAACCTGTAATGCAGAGCCAGTATGCTTATTATCAGCCTTACTGTATCGTTGATATGTACGGACGCCCTATCTGTCAGCATGTACCACATAATTTACAGGTTCCACTCTATCAAGTGCCTGTAGCAGTGAATGTGCCTGTTACTATCAACATGGCACCACAAAATGTTCAAGTTCCTGTTGCTCCAACTGTACAACCACAACAACCACCAGCGGTAGACAAGCCTGTTTATGATGATATTGATGATGTACTGATGCCAGAAGATGCTCCATGCGTTGGTTCTGCCGTAAAATGCTCAAAACGTGCTAGGAGTATTGTACGATGAGGAAAAAAGCAATTCAAAAACTGAATATTGAAGATTTTATGGAAGAAGTTGTTGCTCCAGTGAGTCCAGTTACGAATATTCCTGAAAAATTACCAAAAAAAGAGAAGGAAGCACCTCCTACTCCCAAAAAAGAGCAAGTAAAAGTAAAACAAGATGGGTATTTTATCATTGAAGTGCAAAAAAACGGAGACAAGAAAATAACCATACCTTCACGAGGATACAAATTGAAGTCTTGGCTCGATTTTGAACGAAGTTTAGGGTACGAACCTTCTTACCGAGAAGTAAATGCAGATGAATTTGCAAAATACCATTGGTCTAATACTAATTAAATGTTTTCAACGCCTTTTCCGGAGGTCATATGGATAACCGAATAGAAGAACTTGCCAAAAAAGCTGGATGGGACAGTCACCAGATTCGATATGATACTAGAATCAAACAGCTTGCCGAGTTGATTGCCAAAGAATCTACTCTGGTATGCAATACTATCGGTAAGGAAGCAAGGAAAGAATGGAAAACAACGTGTAATCCGCATGATGGCGGTGTTGGTTCCGGTGCATGGCAATGTGGGGCTGCTATCTTAGAACATTTCGGAGTTGATGAATGACCGACCAAGAGCAAATTCAAGCAATGCAAGAGTACATTGCATATCTAGAGAATCGTTTACATCATTCTGAAAAGATGCACGAACATGCTATGGCAATGCTAACAAAACTGATAGGAAAGTTTAAATGAATGAACATATCAGAAAACAACGGTGCGTGGCATTGGTTATTGCTATGGTAGGTGATGCACTTGCTGATACGTGGTGGAGTAGTCCAAATAAAGCATTTGATGGAATGACTCCTGCTGGTCAATGGATTAAAGACCACGAAAGTGTCTATAGTTATTTAATGCAACATAGTCAAGGTGCATGGTAAATGAACGAACGAATCAAAGAACTTGCTGAACAGTGTGAATCGTTTGGCTTATGGGAGAATAAAACCTACTCTTTTGATAAAGAAAAGTTCGCCAAGTTGATTATTGAGGAATGTGTTGATTATGCCTTTAATAACGGTGATAATGTTGATTATTTGAAACAGTATTTTGGAGTTGACGAATGAATCTTAACAATGTATACTATGCAAGTATAGCAGATCGACTTCCTGAATTGATGAAAAATCTTGGTAGTATTCAAACCGAATATGCTTTAGACAGAAAACACATTGGTGAAGCAATGGGTTACTTGAATCTATTGATGGACATTATAAACACTCAATACAATAATGGGCAGAGATGAACGAACGAATTCGACAACTTGCTGAACAGGCTGGTGCAGAAACTTGGAGTCGTGCTCCTATGCGAGCTGTTACTGGTTTAGCATTCACTGACGAGAATTTAGAAAAATTCGCCGAGTTGATTGTTCGAGAATGTGCCGAGATTGCATTGCGAGAAGACCATGACCCATACGAATGTATACTGAAACACTTTGGTATTGACTCTGTGTCCACTTCTTTACGTAACCGTTCAACCTACTATGGGAATGACGTATAATGGCTATTAATCCGAATGTGTATCCTGATATCACTAGTCATTGGGGTGTCAATAGTAACACCAATGGTATGGGTAGTGTCACTGGTAGAAATTATCATCTGATTGACCCAAGTAGACCACCAACGACTGACAATATACTGTCAACCGTTCAAGGTGAGATGTTGTATTCGGAAATCATTATGTCTGATTATGAATTAATGAGAAGTGGTGGTATGACAGAAGATGAATTCAAAGAGCAAATCAAACTGGACTTGTGCCATCAACTAGCGCAGGAACTATACGAATCAAAGATGGTAGAATTCACACAAGAGAAAAGAGTGGACACCAAAGAGTTTGTGTTCCGTGCAAGAGTCTTTGCTACACCCGATGACAAGGTTCAACTCATACGAAAGTTTCATCAGAGTATCAAATGAATGCCAAGTTAATCCGTCGAATGATTGCTCTGCACTATACTAATGACGAAATCATTGGTAGACTACGTTGTACAGAAGATGCCATTGAATCTATCAGAGAACTGATACGATTAGAACAAATAAAGAAACCGATTATCAAGGAAGAAGACTATGACTGGGACAACGAATAATGATTATAATGGTGCATTTCAATCTCTTCCTAAACCAAATTTAAGAATAAGTTTTGGTGAAGAATCCAATACACACATACAGTTCTATTCTAAGAAGAAACCAAACAAGTTTCAACGATGGATGATGAAAAAACTACTCGGTATAGTAATGGAGGATATATGAACGAAAGGCTTGCTAAACTTACCGAACAATGCTATGAGTATAATGAAACAATGCAAGGTGCTTGGTTCAACAAAACAAAATTCGCCGAGTTGATTATAAAAGAATGTGCTAAAGTTGCACATGAATGCATAGATGATGAATGGTTTGATGTTGGTGGTGCTATCAAAGAACACTTCGGAGTAAAATAACTGTTATCATGGAATAA